ATGGGTTTATAGTTAAGTTGTTTGCTGGGTAAATAGGATGTTTAATACCTAAATTATCAATCCAGGCTACTTTAACATAGTTGACATAATCTTGTGGCAATATAACACTCAGTGAAGGTGGTATAGTTAGCTCTTGGGATTTAATACTTTTTAATGTATCGTAACTGAATTCTTGCAATCCACGTTTAGCGTGAAACATTACATCAGTTCTTTTTACATCGGGTATTAATTTACCTGCTCCGACGTACGCAACTATAAAGTTATTTATAATATCATCTAGAGTAATATAAGCATATCCACCATAATTATCTTCTACGGTATTACCATAAGCTTCTCTATCACCATACTCTCCACCTGTTAGCGTTTTTAACTGGACTACTATATTAGAACCTTGAGCAATTGAACCTGTTATGGTTATAGTATTTTTTACTACCGTATACGGCAATATATACTCTTCATAAACCGCTCCATTTTGGATTGGTGTACTCAAGTATAATTTAAAATTATTTAAAGCATAATTTATATTCTGTGGATCATAACTACCAAATACTAAATCAGTATTAAATGTAAATGTCCATGATTTCCCAGCAGCCGTTGCCGAGCTATCATAAAAACCTTGTGCTCCAGCGTAATATTGTCTATTTGTTTCGGTAACTAAACCTCCGTTTGGAAATGGCATATTTTATTAGCTTTTTGAATTAATTTGTTCTTGTTGAATTTGTTGAGCAGCAACCTGTACTATTTCAGGGTCATTGACTATAACTCCAGAATAAAGTAATACTCTTGTTATAACATTTGTTTGTTCAGTTAATGATAACTCAAATGAAGTTGATGAACTTGGATCGTATACATAAGTATAAGACGGCGCTGTTGCTGTAAAATTCCATATTACATCTTTAGGTTTTCTAACATAAGACACTGATATACCCGTGTCTATTGATGTAGGATACAATATTAAATGAGAATCCTCATATAAATATACGGGATATTTTAATGTAGGTTTTGTTAATGGTGATTTATTTATGTACAACAAATCGTTTCTTTGTATTCTCTGTACTTCTATTTCGTCATTGTATATTACAGTTCCTAATCTATAGAAGTCATTAACGTCAACTGTAATAACCAACTGAATAGCTCCACCTGGATTTGAGGTTAAATATATAGTTTGGCCTATTATACTATAGAAACTTGGTGGTTGTAATGTGTCAATAACACCTGTTCTTATGTATACCTTAACAATACCGTTCTGTAGTTGAGCTTGTGTTAATGTTGAAAAGTAATAAGATTGCACACCAGCTGTAGTAGTAATTAGTTCACTAAACGCACTTAATCCTGAAGATGTTGGTAGCATGGCAATATTTGAACCTAAGGTTTGGGTACAATTGTCTACCGTTTTAAATACAGACATTTCACCATCTATATTCTTTATACGATCAGCATATTCGCTATCGTTATCTGGCACTCGTAATTGTTGATTAAGTCCTTCAAAATATTCATTGAATATTTCTAATTGAACTTGAGTCGCCGTTTTATTAAATTCGTCAGGGGTTAAGTAACCTCGCTGTTCTTTATTAAGTATTAATAAAACTGTTTTATAAACTGTATCTACATTTATGGCCATTTTATTCTTTTATTAGTTTATACTAAATAAGCCACCGAATAGATGGCTTACCTAATATAAAGTATAATTACACGTTATTTCAATTTTTTCTCAATTGACTTAAAGATTTCTACCCCTTCGTCTGTCTTGAAGAATGCTGCCATTGCTGAATATGGATTCTCATCAAATGGTACAGTCATTAATTTTTTATCATTTGTTGCCCACGTAAAAGTACGTTGATCTTGTGATAATCTTATGATGTTCGCCTCGCATGCTTTGATAGCAAAATTACGAAGTTGTACGTTTTCGTCATTAGCTAGTTCTAAGAACAAATCTGGATTTCTCTTAGCGAATAGTAATAAATCTCTTTTTATCTCCTTAGAAGTCATCTTAGATGCCCTAGATCCAATCTCAACTCGCAATATGGCTTCTGCTTGGTCAACGTCCATTGTGGAAGCAGCATTCATAGCTTGTAATTCTAATTCTAAGTCATCAAGTTCACTTACGGCTTCCATAATTGCATCAAACTCGTAGTACTTGTTATTTAGCATTGGATGGTAAAGCGATAATATTTTTTGTAAATTTTGTTTTTCTTTTGGAACGGTTAATACACCCTCTCTAAACACGATGTGTCCTAAGGTTGCGGTTCCTTTTTGAGCACTAACAAAAGGACTGCTCATATTGGTTGCGTATCTTAATTCTTCTTGGTCACCAGTTTCACTATTAGTCCATAACAATGGAAATCTTTGAGAATGTCTCGCAGCTATTGTATATGTTAATGGGTTGTGGTTTCCTTTTAATAAGTACGTTCTATCTTTTATCTCCCAAGCAGGAGTTACTTCATTTATTTTTTTTACTGACATAATATAATATAATTAATTTTTTTTATTTAAAAGTAAAAATTGCCCCTGTCAGTTCAACAAGGGCAAAGTTTACATATTGTAATCTGACTAGTCTACAGAAGTGAACAACACGAAGTTGTTTGCTCCTTGTACACATAAACATCTTTCAGACAAAAAGTTTACCTCCATTGCATCAAGATCAGAAGTGTAAGCTCCTCCAACAGATCCAGTTACCCAAGATTTCATTCTTCTATCGTCAGCTTGAGCAGCTCTATAACGAACGTGTAAGAATGGTCTACGGATATTTGTACCTAAAACTTGGTCATATACAGTAGACGTTCCAGCAGGAACTAATACTCCATTGATACCAGAATTAGCAACACCTCCACGAGTAGATGCATCATTCAAGTATTTCCAGTCAGTTTTGTAGAAATCATAAGATCCTCTACGGAAACCAGAGAAACCAAGATTAAGTGCCATTTCAGATGAGTTTTCAAACAAACCGTAAGCAACACCACCTTGTGCTCCAGAAGACAATGCTGCAAGCATATCATCAAAATCCAAAGAAGTTTGACGGTTTAAGAACAACATGTTTTCTTCAATAGCTCCTTGAGTATCTAAGTTCTTTAAGATCAAATCAAATTCAGCTAATCCATCAGCAGCAGAAAAGTTGTTTTGAACGTTACCTCTACTTTGAACAGCAGCGAATAAACCTTCAGTACCTTTTTTACCAGCAGTAGCTGCAGCAGAACCAGTAGATGCTAATTCACCCTCTACAACAGACATTTCAAGATAATCTTCGAAACGCAATCTTGTTTCAGATTCAGCTTTCAAATACCAGTAGTATCCAGAAGCACCTTCTTCGGTAGCAATTTCAACCCACCCGATTTGAGAAGTGTCAGATCCATTAACAACGTATTTGTTACGAATGATAATTGGAGAGTTAGAGAATTGAGTGAAAGACGGGGTAATACTTTGATAGTTATCCCCTGCCAAGGTAGAACCTTTTGCATATTCAGAACCATAAACAAAGATTTTAACCGCTCCACCAACTTCAGTAATACCAGCAGCAGCTAAAGTAGCAGCAGTATAAGGAGCAACTGTAAGCGCGCCAGTGGTTGTATTACTAGCAGTAACCAAAGCTTTTACCTCAACACCAGTAGTAGGGTTTAAGATAACAATTGTTTGGTTGATAGAAATAACGTTAGCAACATAATTTGCTGGATTAGCCGGAGTTAATGCTACAGGAATTGTGATGATGTTAGCTGCATCATCAGTTACAACTACCCCGTTGTAAGCAATGTGCAATCTATTTTGTTCAGACCAAATAACTTGGTCAGACGACATTGGCATTTCAGCCCCAACCATACGTAAGAATCCAGAAAGAGTTCTGTTTCCGTAACGCTCTACTTCTTGTTCGTAGATTTCAGGTAAATATTGTTGTGCAAAAGAAGAAAACTCAGGATTACTTGGATCCGTAAAGTTTAAGTAATTTGTATCTAATGCTTGTTGCTTCTGAGAAGGCTTAATGCTTCCGAATGCAGGTGTAACTGGACTAACTGCCATAATTTTTAATTTTTAATTGTTATTGTCTTTTTTGAATTCTAAGTTTTGAGGTATCTACCCCGTTTATTGCTCTTACTTTAAATCCACCAATATTCAAGTTACTAGCATTTTGTCTAGGTTCAGTTGAAATATTGTTTGACTTCGCTACTATTTCTTTTAGTCCGTCGGCTTTGCCTTGTTCGTAAAAGTGTTTAGCTAAAGAGTCAGCGTTGTCTGCTGCGTAAATTGCTTTATGATAACCTTGAACATCTGTTACTTGACCATCTTTATCTAAGAACTTCTTAATTAGGTTAGTAATGTTCGATTGCTTATCAGCAACTGCTTCTGGATTTGCAACGCCGTACCTAAAACTTTTTTCTCCTAAATTGAAATCAAAACCTTTGAAATCTTGAGAGAAAAATTGTTTAGTATTGTTTTTAAATCCTTCGTGTTGTTGTTCAACAGACGCTTGCTCGGCATTGTATCTATTAAAAAAGTCCATTGCTTTTTGTTGGTCCTTGTTTACCGACGGTCTCAACCTGATCTCGTCATAGTATTTACTTTTGGTTTCCTCTAAAAACGCTTTAGCTTTATTAACTTCTTCTTTGAAAGCAAGTTTTTTTCTTTTTATATCTCTTTCGTCGTCTAGATCATCATCATAACTAAAGTTTTCTTCCATTATAAATTGGATCTCTTCAGCATCTAAATGTGGTCTAGATTTTCTATAGTATTCTCTTAACAGTATATCTGGTGAAGCAGATGAGTAATCCGCATTCAAGCGAACGTAGTCTTCTACCGTTCCCCCAGTTTCTTCCATAAATGTAACTAACTTTTCGATGTTCTCAGGAAGTGGTTTACCATTATTTTTTTCAGCCGCTATTGCGTTAGTAGTTTCCTCAATTAAAGTGTCTACTTGAGTTTGTACTTCCACATTTGGAATCTCTGTAATAGTATTTGCTACTTCTTCGCTTTGGCTTTCAATGGTAACGTTTTTATTGACTTCGTTTCCTGCGCCCACTTCTTGCAATCCCACTTCGGACTGTTTTGGGTCCAACACGCTTTCATTTGTGCTTTGTTCTTGAACGGCATTTTCCTGTGGTTTATTAGTTAAATCTACTTTTGTTACTTCTTGTGCTGTGGTAATTTTTGTTATCGCAGGTTCATTACCTAACTTTTTCATTGCAGGTTTTCTTTTCTGCATTTTAAAAGTTCCTTCTTGTGCTGTGTTTTCTGACATGATATAATATTATAAAATTGGTTATTATTGTTTATCCAAATAATCCGGTACCTAAACTACTTAAGTTATCAAAATCTGATTCAAAATCTTTTGGTGCAGAATCATTTTTCTTTTGATCTATTAATTGGCTTTGTTGTGTACCTTGCATTTTTGTTCTAGCATCTTTACGATCTTCAATTGCTTTTATTTTTTGATTTTGCGATTGAGCATCTATACCTGCTATTTGTAATTTGTAATTAAATTCGTCTGCCATTAATTGTTTCTTAACAGCTAACTCCTCGTGTAATCTTTGTATTTCAAAGTTTGCTTTTGCTTGCTCAATTTGAATCTGTGTTTGAGCTAGAGCTTGTTGCTTTTGCACCTCTGCCATCGCTGCATCTTGAGCGGCTTGAGTATTAAGTTGCGACTGTTGTTGCATCATTGCTTGCTGAGCCTGTTGTGCTTGTTCAGCTTTTTTCTTACGTCTATATTTTAACGATTGATTAGCTAACTTTAAATTCTTAATCTGCCTAAGGTCAATAGCATCGTCTAAATCAATTCCACCTGATTGCAAAGCTATTTGTATGTTCTGTTCTAATTGTGCCTTTTCTTCTTCGTCCGGTTCCAACTCTAAAAATATACCAAAATCATGTAAGTTCAATTGTTCCAACTCCCTTAACGTTTCGGTATTAAATATAGATATACTTTGTTTTAAAGCTTGAGCAGTTAACGGAAACTTTAATGCGTCTGCAACTCTTAAGGATATATTCTCACACAACCTTAATGTGATGAACTGACTAGATTGGTTTATATGCTTAGTAGCTGTGTTAGATGCGTTAGCGGCCATCTTTTGCAGCCCTACTAATGAATCTTTTTCTGGCATACTTCCATCTCTAGCTTCATTCAACCCGGTTACGTCTCTTATCATTTGTAAATAATACTGATACGTAGAAATCAATGATTGTATTTTAGCTCCGCCTGCTGATGTTTGTAATTCTTGAATTGGCACCTTTGCTGGATTACCTGAGCCATCTTGTGTCATGGATCTACCAACAATACTACCGGTTTGGAAATACATATTCAATGCTTCTGCCGCATTATAATTTGTACCATTACCTAAATCAACCTCAGCTAATCCATCAACATCAACAAAAACTCCATCAGGTACCATTCTTGATAGTACTTGTTGTAATTTTAAATGTGTCAACTGAATCATATCTGCAAAACCAGTAATCCTACCTACTGTAGACTCTATAACCCCTTTGTACATTCTAGGGGCACAGACAACATAATTCATTTCAACTTTAGTTGTATCTGCATACGGGCGTGTCATATTCTCTGACAATTCCCACTTAAGCATTTTCTTATGACCTAATATTTTTGCTCCAGTATATAATACCTCTATTGACCTTGAGATAGTAGTAAAGTTGTCATTTACAGGTGGGTTAAATGTATCCGGTTTTTGCAATGCTTTTTCAAGTCCCGTATCGGTTTGTTTGATCTTGAATACTTGAGTTGTATAAGTCTTGTATTCAAAATATAAAACTTGTACATTAGAACCTTTATAATCCTGTCCATTCCAATTGTTAAGATAATTTCTATCTCCTGGGTATTTTTCTATTTCTAATAGATCCTCATCGGTTAGATTAGGAAATTCTTTTTTTAATTCTTCAAGGCTAATAGATTTTGCCTCTCCAATGTAATATAAATCCTCAAAGTTTGGATCCTCCGTATAAGAATATACCAAGTTCGCTGGATCTACGTATTCTACTTTAA